GGCTTTATCTCCACACTGGATGATCGGACGGGGTGCTTTATCCTTAGCAGGCAAGGCCTCATTGAGTTTAATCTGAAACTCTTGCTCAATCTTAGCATGAGTATCAGATAAACACTCCTCAATACCATGCCTCCAGCGCTTAGAATCCCACTTCTTCGATTTGAACTCATCGAAATCAGGATGTTCCTCACGCCACTTCTTAACATTCTGAAATGTGAAAACGTGTTTCATCATAGCCGCAACAGCTTTATTGATACGTCGTACCAAATGCTTATCAGGCTTAAAAGGCAAAGGCCGCACACGTTTTGAAAGCCCACATTTCAGATTCCCCTCCGTAGATGCCATCACCTCAGTTGGAATCAGATCCGGTCCAATTTGATACGCCAGGGTCTTTTCTTCTTCTTCAGCGGATCGAGTCTTAACACGGCTTTCCTCGCCATACTCATCTCCCTGGAGTCTCGTACCATCCATCTTGCCATCAACAACATCTGGGTTACCTGTATGGGTGTCGGTAGTTTCCGGTGGTTCGGCTGCGGCTGAAGGTTGGCCATCAGAAAGTAAGCGCGAAACCCCCTCCTCACATTCGAGAAAGGCCATCATTGCTGCAGGAGCCCAACAACACAAGGACTGCTTTAGCACCTCATCGTACGAATCGCACAATGAGAGATGGTGAATAAAAGTTCCGTGAGCTCTAAATTCTGAACCCTTCGCCGCAACGGAAGCAGCATGGACTGCACGCTCAACAGTGCCAACGGTTTTAGCAGGAATAGGAACCTTAACAACACGATCAGTAGGATTGGGACGAAAAACTTGATAAGCAAAAGCCAACCAACCAAGAACTATGGTGCGATAACAACTGAAATAAGAGAGAACAATAGTAGCACCTACCAGCAAAAAGCCGATATCGTAATAGTTCCTCTTAACATAGTTGTTCTTACACCGGTTACAAGAAGCGTGAACAGGCACCTCGTAAATCCAATGCTGCTCCTCCGAAGCAACTTGCGAATCCTGCAGGAGCCTGAGCTCCTGAGCATTACAACAAGCACAGGGTTTGGGGATAACCGAACGGAATCGGGTATATTCCATTCGGGGCTTAAAGTAGCACTCCGTAAAACGGAGCCGACGCCAGCCACGCGTCGCACTTTTCTCAGTCAAGTGATGGGACTCCCTTGAACTTGAG